CAACTCTTAACCAATTTATAGAACTATCTACTTTTAATTGTTTTCTAAAATAATTATAAACCCAACGCATCATTTTAAATGTACTTTTAACAGATACAATTTCTATTAACCATAAATTATTACCTGACTTCCATTCATTAGATTTAATCTTACCTGTTTGTTTGAATCTTTTTTCAACAAGATCATGGATATAAGCCCAATTAACAAAGCCAACTAATTCGTTATTGTCATAAAACTTTTTACATTGATTTAACTTTATTGATGGCTCTAAGTAATATTGTAATTGACTATCTGGTTTATCTTTATAACGATCAAACTTTTTGAATAGATTAATAACATCTTGCATTATGCTCTACCCCATTTAATATCTTGTACTGTTTGTGAAGCTAATTCAAAACCTAGATCAGTTGAAAAATGTATTTGTTGTGAGCCTGTGTTTGTTTTTCTACCCTCAATTTTACTAAAGTCAGACCAATGAGAAGCAACTACTATATTTGCATTTGATTGATTAATACTTTCATCAATACTAAAAGATTCTATTCTACCTTTAAATAAAAGAAAAGGGTCTGCAATAACAGCTTCGCTAGTATTTAATAACCCTTTATAAACTTCTGCTTCTTTCTCCATATAAGAATTACTTAAAAACAAAGATATAATTGTTTGATCTGCACCTGAAAAAGATAGGGTAATATTACTAACTTCTATTTCTGATGATTCTGTAACACTAGATAGTCTTGTGAATAATGAAGAAGCTGAATAAGTGTTAGAGTCGTATGTAATGTCTTTGTAATGATCGGTAAATCTAAACCCTGTACCTACATTTATATAAACAAGTGTAATAGGTTGTAAGCTATCTGTTGCAAGTTCGTTCTTTACTGCTGTTGTTAAGGTTCTCGTCATATTCTTCGTAAATTGTTTGAGTTATACTTTCTGTACCTTTTAACATAGTAAAATCAAATTTGCTATTAGGTTTCTGATATTCTTTAAGATCATTCTTTTGAGTATCTATTTCATCTTCATTAACAATAATTTCGGCAACAAAATCGGCAGTTATCTTGTGGGTTATCTTATACTTTTTCATTATAGATTTTCTACTAGGTCTATCTGATACTTGTAAAGATTGTTAGTTACAATAGAATACTCTTGAATATCATTAGAAAGTCTTACAGTAAAATCAACATTGTCATAAACTAAAGCTATATCATTAGCTACATTTGATCTTAAAGGTGGCTCAAAAGTAAGTGTTCCCTCGTCAGAACCATCTGCATTTAAATCTTCTACAGCCATATAAACTTTATCTTGTCCTGTAAATCTAAAGTAATCTCCAGCTTTAAGTATTCCATTTGTACTTGTTGTCATACCATCTATTGTGCAAGTAGTAGCACCACTAGTAATCGCACCATTAACACTTATAGTTCCTGTAGCCACTCCTTGTGCATTTGATACAATAGGTGGAATAACAGTAAAGGTATTTAATCTTGCTCTTTGTTTCATTATAAATGCTTTTACAGGTGCAAAGTTTGCTCTAGTCATTGGTGGATAATCTAAAGTGATTGTAAATTTTTGTCCGTCAATTTGTCTTGTTTGAACTCTACCAGATGTTGTAACAGTTACTATAGTGTTTTGTTGTGAGCCTACTTGAGCATCTTTAGCAACAGGAGATGTTGGAAATTGTCCAGCCATATTATACTAATGCCTCTTTTCCTTTTTCGTTTAAAGCTGTATTAACTGCATTTACGATTGTTGATCTGTTATCAATTAATAATTGTTTTACACCTTTTACATCAGTTGCACTAACATTAAAATTAAATGTAGTAGCACCACCCATTCCTGTGCCTCTAGCATTTTGTTCTATTTGACCTGTAGAGTTAGGACGGAAAATTTCTGGCCCGTTTTCTCCAACTATAATAGGTTGATCTTTTGATACAGCACCACCTTTAGCGAAACCAAATAAACTACCACCTCCTCCTCCTCCTCCACCACCACCAAGAGCTAAAAGAACAGCTTGAAGTGCAATTTGTTTTTTTAATGATGATTCTTGATTTTTCATTTCATCTGTTTTTCTTTTTTGTAAAGCAATATCTATAAGTAATTTTGCTGTCATCTCAATAAAGTGTGCAAGAATATTTACTAATATTTGTTGAGCCATCTTCCTAAAAGTTTCTGCTAAATCTTTTCCAAGAATAATTGATTCTGCTATTGATTTTGATACGGCTTTAACACCTCCTAACATTTTTTTTGCAATAGTTTCTCCCATAGAAAAGAAAGCATCTTTCATACTCTGTATTTCATTTTCATTAGTTGATTGTAGAGTATTTCTAAATATTTCTACCTGAAGCATTAACTTTTGCATAAAAGTAGATTCTGGGATTGGTTTTGATACTGTTGTTCCTACATCAGGTAATCCAATATCTCCTTTTTCATCTCCATTTAATCCTCTTAATTCTTTTATTTTTTTAATGATTTTATCTAACTGTGAAATCAATAAAGCTGCACCACCTATAAGAATATTTTTCTTTGTAATTTTATTAAACAAAGCCATAGCAATACTTGTTCCTTTAATTGCAGTAGTTAAGTTATAAAAAAACGCAACTAATTTAAAAGCTATTAATATTTTTACTGTTTCTACAATAGCTGTCATGTTGTCTTTAAAGAATTTTAAAACTGCAACAGTTCCTCTAACTCCAGTTGCTAAACTTTCTCCTATACTTTTTCCTAATTGTTTAATGGTGTCCATATTGTCTTTTAAAAAAGTATCTAATGAACTAAATTGTTTTTTTAATTCATCAAAGAATCCTGAATTTAATATTGCGAATTTAAATTGTAAAAATGTATCTCCAATCATTGATTGAGTTCCTTCAAGAGTATTTGCTAAAGCATTTGCTGCATTACCCATTTCTCCACCCTCTCCAAAAAATTTATCAAAAGCATCAGCAGTTTCTTTTATTGATACTACTGCACCAGCTTTAAAGCCTAACATACCTTTAACACCTTTATCTCTAAATAAATCAGCAGCACTAATACCAGCACTTAATGATCTTTGTATTTGTTCAGCAGTTGTTTTAAAATCTAATCCAGTTACAGCAGCAGCATTACCAGTAATTTTCATTAATTTACCTAATTCTTTTGCGTCTTTAGATACAACAGCTAGTACACCAGCACCTCTTTGGATTTCTTCTAGTGAAAAAGGAACTTGACCAGCAAACTTTGTCATTTCTTGAAATGCTTTATTTCCTTCTTTAACAGTACCAAATAAAAATTTTAATCTAACTTTTAAACCTTCTACTTCTTTTCCAGTATTAATTAATGATCTAAGAGCAAGTCCAGCACCTAAACCAATAAAAGCATTTTGAAGATTAAATACTGCACTTTTAACTTTAGATAAGTTGCTCTGAACATTGTTTAATGCTTGTGTAGATTTATCTTTTGCTACAATATCTATTTTGAGTCTTTGTGCCATTATTTAAAATTCCTTGATTGTTCTAATGATTGTTTCTTTTTATACCCATCTTGCTCTTTTTTCAAGTAGGCTAACCATAAATTATAATGGCTTACTGGCATATCTAATACTTGTTGAATTGTGATGTGAAGTCTATCTGCTACAAATAAAAGCGACCTAGTATCAGGGTCGCTATCTACTTTTTTTCGGCTTCCTCGTAATTAGAGTCTGCAAGAATTTGATTAGCTATACTAGATATAACATTGGAGTCTGCTTTTTTTCTTAAAGCAAATTTATCTTCTGGACTAAAGGCTTTAACTAATTCGCCTTTATCATCTTTCATTTTTAGTTTCATTAACAGTAAATCAACCAAAACAGTTAAGTCTTGAAAGTTATTAGACTTTTTAAAGATAATGTTTTTTTCTTCAAGGGTTAATGGCTCTGAATAAAATACACTAGCATTTCCATGCTCGTCTTTCCATTCTTCTACCTCAATAGTGATAGTTTTAAGAGTTTCAAAATGAGATTTAACTCTATCAATAACTGACATAAATTAGATTATACAGTTCCTATTGTAAGTGTGCCTGTGCC